AACATGCCCAACAGAGGCCACGGCCGTTGCCGAAGGCCATTCGTGGGCAGGTGAGGCATTTTGTCGACATTTCCCTACTCATTCCTCCGGTGCGCTAGTTGTCGTAATGGAGTAAATCACTGTAGCAGTGCTCCCACATTTCGGCCACTTCCCCGCCGCCGCGAATCGCCTCACGGACGTATTCGACTCCAAGCGAAGTCAAACCGTTACCCAACCACGCGCCAACGCGATGACCGTCTGATAGGTGGATTGTGTTCTGGCAGTTGCTACCCGCTGTGCAATGCTGTGGGCTATCCGCCCTCCCGCCCCCATCTGGAATAGGCCCCTTGGGGAATTCGCACGAATCATAGCCTCCTTCGTCTTCCGGATCTATACCCCCCCACTCGCTGAGGAGGTTATTGCGAATCGTTTCTCCGCATTGCTCGCAGTAAAGGTCGGTATCATAGATGAAAACATTCATCGTTCGCCCTCAGTTGTTGTTTTAGTGGTTTGCGCTTACTATGTGTAAGTCACACGGCAGACGCTACCCGTCTGGGCGAGAATCGCCCGAACGCTTCCGTAAAGCAGCCGGCACATATCCCTAACCTCCCAGATGCTAAGCGGATCTACTAGCGAATGCTCAATGCGCTTTCCGTCCTTCTCCACGATGACATCATAGATACCCATTTCTTATTCCTCTAGGCTAGTACGCGGCGTTGGAAAATTAAGGAGGTGTTACCAAGTGAACCCCAGTGATTCGACGGCGGCGCGGAACTCGGACATTAGTGACGGGAGACGAGTCTTTAGCCGATCCTCAAGCCCCGGCGCGGTCAAGTCTGTGTCGGTGGCGTCGGGCCAGACGGCCGCACGCCGCGCCGCGTCAAGCTCCCGTTCTTTCCCGCCGCTGAAGGCTACAGGCGTCGTGATGAACTCGACTTCCAAAGTGTTCATTGCCACGGCAAATTCCTGCGCAAGCGCTTCGTCTGGAAATGGGCACTCATACCACTTCTCGCCGAACCCAACGAAAGTGTAGTGGTCCCGATAGGTTTCGGGGTCACCGTCGTGTTGAAAGGGTATCACCGTGAACGTCCCCGTACCCTTGCGTTCCTGGAGGAACTCATAAAAGCGCTTCTTAATGCGGTGTGTAACGGGGGAGTTGCCAAACCGGACGCCGAATTCCCACCGCTCCGGTTCGCCCTTCCGTCGCCCATTATGATCCTTTCCCCCAGCAAAAAAAGTGCTGTTGGCCAAGTAGTGCATGGGGCCGTCGCTACTGCATAAGTGCCACTTGATGAGCGGGGCCAATTCGGGAAAGCGCTTCGCCACTTCTTCGTGGCAGCACCCACCGCCCCACTCGTACCATTGGCCATTCCTTCCCTTGCGGGAAATGTCGGCAGTGATGGAGAAGGTGTTGCGTCCGTTCCCGCACTCGTCGTCATAACGGACGTTTGCGATAATGCGGAGAGTCTCCCCGCCCTCGCGGTAGACTTTCGGGCCAAACTTGTGGCGCTGTCGTTTTGCGATTACGCTGGCCATTGTCTTATCCTCCAGGTCAAAGGGTAGGGTTGTCGCCACAATGTAACTATATCACGCGATTTTGGGTTGTCAAGTGTACTTCCCAAGCGGACTGGGAAGCCTAGCCTATGCGTTGTGTATGTAGTCCTCCCAGTCCCGTTCCCAATCGCGCTCTTGCGACGTAGGCTGATAGTCGGCCCCTAGCGACCAGTCGTCGCATGCCGCGCCCCACGAACCGTCTATGTCATACTCAAAGCGAACGCTAGCATAGTCGCAATAAAATGCCGCAAAGCGCTTGACTGCTTCCAGCATTTCCGAGGGGACAAAGTACGATCCTGGAGTGTGATGCAGATAGTATCCAATACCCCAATTCACACCACATACCCCTAGGTGGTCAAGAGAAGCGATGTCGGAATAGCTACCCCACCCCAGGTTGCCATAACCGTCTAGGGCGTACAACCATTTCTCCCCCTCATATTGGTAGGTCACAATATCTGCCCCCCCCCGGTCAAACTCCACCATCCAGTTGTAGTCCTTAGTGGGGGTGAAGTGCGCGGCCGTAGACCGGCAGGATTCCTCACCATCCGTCAACAGGACGTCGACATTGACCCCCAGTTTTGGGAGTAGGTCAAGAGCGATATGCGCCCCGAGTCGGTCGTCCAGTTGGGCACAATAGATAGCCTCGTCATCGGGATACGCTCCGAAGTGACTGGAACGGATAACGGTGTCGAGGTGCGCTACAGCCAACACGGGCGCGCCCCGGTCGGTGAAGACATACGGTCCATCTGGAGTATCGTGTACTTCCCCCTCTTGAAAGTATGCTTCCAGGGGGGCAAGACAACGGCGCTTGAGTTGCTGCCAAGCCGGCGGACAGGAGAGCTTGGGTTGCTTGCGTTTTCGGCTCATACCGCTGCCTCTTCTTTCTCTTCGCACTCGACGGCGCAGTCTTCACAACGGCCGTTTTCATCCAGGTCATCGTAGGAGAAATCGCTGGAGCAATCTTCGCAACTACTGAAGCGTTTGCAATAGCAGTTGGAGCAATAAGTCTCACCATCCGGCCCCTCGTTTCCGTCCTTATCCCAAGTAGGTTTGTCACAACTCGGGCAGCGGAATGCTTTTTCGTCGAAACAGTTGTCGCATATATCGCTGCCATCGGGGTCGGCCATACCATCATCTATGCTGTAATTTTCGCAACAGGTTTCGCAAAAGAAGTATCGGTCGCGATAGCATCCCCCGCAACAGCCTTCACCAGCGGGGGTGTGATAGTGGTCGTCGTTGTCAATGCTTTCTCCGCAACAGTAGCAGCTATCCCCCTCTTCCCAGTTGAGATCAATCGCGTCAATCTCGACCACGCTAGACTGAGGGCCGACCAGCCAGGCGGACCCGCCATTGATATACAGGGAACCGCTAGGGTCTCCGTTATTCGTAAAATTGATGCGCCGATAGTACGCATGTCCCAAGTGCGCGGAGAGGACGCGGGCAATCGGCAGCGTCTCCATGCCGTACCCATTGAATACGATATAGCAATCCCCATGGGGGATAATCCAAGCGCGGGCGAATCCGTTGTCGCGGTTCTCTTCGCGCCAAAATCGAATCGCGTAGCTGCCGTTATCTGGTAACATGTCGGTCCTTGCGTAGGAATGGCATGACCAGTAGCAAGAGCCATGGTCCCCAAAGTCTCCGTCGCTCCAGTCGAAACTATCGGTGATATCGCAAAAATAGGTTGTGTCGCGGAGCGAATGTCGTGTGGCGAGATTGCCTATCTCCGACAACTGGTCGGGGGTGAGTTTTTTTCCCAATTCCTGGTAGGCATACTTTGCCACCCGTTTTGGGAGCGATCCAACATATTCGCCCTTGCCCCCGACTTTCCATATCCACTCCCAAGCATAACGTCCGCCCTTGCCCCGCCACACGTTTGGGATACGGGCATTGATCCACTCATATAACTTCGCTTGGATCAGATCGATTCCCGCGTCTGATAGCCCATTGTCTGGGATGGAGATGGTAAAGTCTTTAGTTTTCATTTCCATAGCTTTTCTCTTCGGGTTCGAGTAGGGTTGCCATCGGCGCGCCGGGTGTCCATTTCGGCGCGATGAGGGGAATCCTAACGATCGGCGAGAATGTACTGGTTGCGATTAGTCAAAATACTCTCCGCCTCTGGCCGCGACCAGGGCACGGTTCTCACTACAGTGTGGGCCGTCCGGGTCGCCCGAAGGTAGGCATCCTGGAAGGCACGCCCACCAATACCAGCCCGGGTCCAAGACGAAGTCTCCCATCCCCCCGCCCCCATGGTGGAAAGTCTCGATGTCTGGTAGGCCGGATGTTTGGCCATCTCGCGTCCCTTTGCTGTAGTGCATCCCCATTGGCCCGTCTCCTGGTGCTTGTTTGTGGTGTTTTCCCCGAACAATACAACCGTACTACGCAATTTTGGGGTTGTCAAATGGACGGACACGGAATTGCGAAAAAAGATTCTGGAATACCCCTATTCCGGTAGGTCACAATCGCGCACGACTAGGGGCGCGCCCTTGACGCGCACAAAACACGTTCCGGCATTTGAGAAGCACCAGCACATAAGTCGACGCCAGATTTTCTCACCCTCTAATCGCAGCATGATTGACGTGGGCGCGCCACTGCGCAGGGTATAGCCATCGGCCGCGATGCCATAGCGGGGGGTTTCAGTGCGTTTTGTTTCGACGATAGGGGTGGAAAGATAGTCGACTGCCATCGGTCAATTCTCCAGATAAGAGTAGTAGGGTTGCCATCGGCGCACCGCTTGTCCATTTCGGCGCGATGAGGGGAATCCTATTCGGCAGGATTCCATCGGGTTGATAGGTGATACCACAATTCGGCATTGCCCCCGCCCTCTTCGTCGTCCGTGTCATATTCGGCCGATACGCTTGGGGTTGTCGGGATTGCGCCCAATCCAATGTCGTCCAGGATGCGCACTTCAAAGCCGTCAAGCTCCCACCCATCGCTGCCCATTTGCTCAAGGCAGTCTGCTAGCGCTTCCGCCGGGTTGTCGCCAATTCCCGTAACTACTTCGGAAAATTCAGTGAACGAGACCCCGCAGCCCTCGAAATACTGCGACCCTTCAATACCATGGTCGACAATCTCGAAAGAACCGATTGCTTTTCTAGTGTCCATTGTCATTGTCTCATTCTCCTGATGAGGGTGATAGGGTTGCCATCGGCGCGCCGTTTGTCCAAGACGGCGCGATGGGGGGAATCCTACGATCTGGTAGTGAGGGTGACTTCCCCCTCCGATGTCTGCTGGTTGCGGTATGATACGGAAAGGTGCGGCATGCGCCTTGTCCGCCATTGCAGAATTAGCCCGTTATTGCCGACCAGTCGGCGCTCCGTATAGTCAAAGCGGCCCTTGCCAAATAGCTTGCGAAGGTCCGCCATTAGGACATTGCGGGCGGATCGCAGTCGCTTCTCAAGCGCCTTACGATCGCGCGCCATGGTTAGCGCCTTATCGATGATAGCCATTTTTCCGTCCCTCGGTGGTTGTTCATGGTTTTCTCCGGACAATGTAAGCATATCTCACGATTTTGGGTTGTCAAATGGAATTGCGGGAAAATAGCTTGGAATACCCCATTTTGCGGGGTGTAGTCAATCTGATGACACATGCAGAGTTGTCTGCATGATAAGTGTAGTCAGTTTGACTACAGTCGTGCTGAGTACGTGTGGAAGGGGTGAGAGGTGGTGGGCATCACGCGCATGGGACATAGTGTCCCAGGCAAGACAGCTTGTCCTGTCCGATCGAGGTAGCCGACCATTCTATTCGCGCACGCACGCACGCACGCGAGGGAATGGGAGCATTATCCCCTTTCCCCCCTGGAGTATGCAGTATACCGAGCGGTTTGCGGCACATGACGTGTCGTCATATGCCAGACATGGCCGCAAGTCACTACGGTTGGGCTGGTTACGTGCGCCATAGGGGGGGCCCCAATTCGCTGCAATTTCAATATCCGGTTTCGCCGGGGGGGCCGCTGTAGCGTTAGTTACCCGCCCCTCGACGTTGAAGTGAATTCCAGAACCCCCCATTCGTCTGGGGCGAAATTTCGTCCCCCCCATCCGACGTGTCAAGAAGTGTCAAGAAGTGTCAAGGGTGTTTCTTGACACAACTTAGGTGGGTTGCTAACCCCCCAATGTAATTAGATACCAATTACTGATATGCTATATATGTAGTGTATTGTGTATATGTATGTATGTGTGTGTAGTATGTGTGTGTGGTGTACATCTGTGATGTGTCAAGGTGTCAAGGGGGGGGACCTATTTTGTTTTTGTGTCGCCCCCCAGAAGTATAGTTTTTCGTGTGTATATAGGGGATACCTTGACACCTTGACACAACTTGGGCGGTTTGCCATCCCCCCGGCGTATCTAAATACTTATCGGTATTAGGTTTATGATACCGCAGTAAAACGCTTATATTAGGGTGTTTATGTGTCAAATCTACCCTTGACACTTGCTTGACACCCTTGACACTTCGTCTACTACCAATGGTAGGTTGAGCTAAAAGTCTACCTAATCGTTATAACCAATAGTGGGGTATGATCGAGCGGGGGCCCCATCGACCCCATGCGCATATTTTCCATGGCATACTTGCTATCATATGTGACGATGAGAGTACGCGGCCCCGTCGTCTAGCCTGGTCAGGACACAGGCCCTTCAAGCCTGTGGCATGGGTTCAAATCTCATCGGGGTCTCTTTTGGACTTGGCGGCACCCGTGCGCTTGCGATGAGGGAATCGATGACTGCCTTTGATGACGCACTTGAGAAGGCCAGGCGGAATAAAATCGCAGAGGGGGCCCCGGAGGGGGATGCGACACCCCCACCAGAAGAGAAGCCGAAGCGTAAGAGGGGTCGGCCACGCAAGAAGGCGGAACCGAAATCAGAAGCGGCTCCCGGGGCCCGCCAGCCGGTCCGCAGCCTGAACGAGGATCTCCCGTACAAGGACAACCTGAAGTGGGCAATCGATGCTGCTGGCCGGCATAGTCGAATTGGTGAGTGGCCCGAGACCTGCCCGAACGATTCGGCGTACTACCTGTTTACACGCGCCGTCGAGGACCCCAAGGACTTCGCGGCCAAATTCCAGCAGCATGAGACCAAGGCAGGGAGCACGTCCAAATCGAAGAATGTTGCTGCCCTGAAGTCCGTTCGGGAGCTGACACAACTCTTGCGGATGATATCGGAAGAACCGGACGACGAGAGTTTCTATGACGAATCAGCCGACCCAGTTCAAGAACTGGGTTCCGAAGGATCTGAAGGAGAATGTGACGTGGAGGAGAAAACTCCTGAGGATGGTCGCTGAACAGCCTTCAATGGCCGGCGACATCGCTCGGATTTGCTCTCGCGATCCCATTTTCTTCATGAATGCGTTTGGGTGGACCCTGGACCCGAGGCCCGACAGTAACACCCATAGGCGCTTCTCCAAGATACCGTTTATCCTGTACCCATTCCAGGAACCGGTTCTCCTCGACATCATCCGGTCCTTCGTATACGGTGAGGACCTCCTGATTGAGAAGTCCAGGGACATGGGCGCGTCCTGCCTGTGCGTTGGAGCTTTCGCGTGGGCCTGGAGGTTCCTGCCATACAAGAACTTCCTGATGGTATCCTGGAAGGATGAATACGTCGATTCTCCAGGGAACCCGAAGTCCCTGTTCTATAAGTTCGATTTCATCATTGACAACCTCCCGGATTGGCTACAGCCGCACGGGTACAAGAAATACGAGCATGCGCGTCGGGGCCATCGCGAAAATCCCAGCAACGGAAGTGTAATCGACGGAGAAGCCACCACCAAGCAGATCGCACGCGGCGACCGGAGGACGGCTATCCTGTTGGATGAATTTGCGATCGTTGAGCAGGGCTTCCAAGTTTTGCGCGCGAATCGCGATGCCACGACCTGCCGGATATTCAACTCCACTCCGGCCGGCGTTGGCGATGCGT